ATGCCAGTTACAACGAGAATGACATCAAAGATGTATATAGCATTGTCGACTGGATTAATGATGGTCAACATCATGAGCCTGGCTATAAAAACCAACGCTCACAAACCAAACTAAGCAAGGCATCAAAAGTTAATGATTCCACATTGAACACCATTCTTCGCGGCAAGTATGTGAGCTCTCCAACCAAGTTTATTAAAAAAATGTTGGATGCCATTCGTCGCTGGGATATGCGTGAAGAAGAAGGTGTGCATGACTGTCCTTTTGTTGAAACCTCTGTTTATCGTACAGGTATAGCAGCATGTAAGCGTGCTCACCTCTATCGTAACATCGCAGTATTAAGCGCCTTTGTTGGAACTGGTAAAACACGCACATTAAAATATTATGCAGCTAATCATTCTAACGTTATTTTAGTTGAGGCCACACCTGATATGAATGCCTCTGTTCTTGTAACAGAGCTGGTTCATCAAACTGGTGCCGTGGTGCATAAAACAAATAGTTATTCATCTGGTACCAAAGCAGAAAAAACAGCCGCCGTTATTAATGCCTTAAAAGGTTCAGACAGTTTACTGATATTGGATGAAGCAGAAACGGTTAGTACAAAAACGTTAGAGTATGCGCGTCGAATTAGTGACAAGGCTCACGTTGGCCTTGTGTTGTCAGGCACTGAAAAACTTCAGCCTCTCATTAAAGATCCTCAAGGTCGCTTTGGACAGGTCAGTTCACGCGTAGGTTTTTGGCCACCGGTTATCAAAGGCATTACACAGGATGATTGCGAGGCATTAGCAGCGGCTGCTTTAAGTGATTTCGATATAGAGCTTACTGAAGAAATACTGGATGCCTTTTGGCAGATGTGTGATGGCTCTGCACGTGTACTTGTCTCAGCACTTATTCCAGGCATTAAAGATTATGGGTTGAAAAAGAAAAAAGAACTCACGCCAGAACTTATTTTTAAAGTTGGCCAGAAGTTACTTGGCTTCAAAAAAGCACGGAGGGTTTAATGATGCAAACGTACAGCGATGAATACATTGAATACTGGGCAGAAATTTATTTGCAAAATGAAATATCTAAAAAGTTCATTTACTTTGAAGCTTTCTTACAAGACCCAGAAAGTATTTTATATGCGGTTCAATCAACTGATGCATTACTGGCTGCTGTTGATGAATTAGATACCTTGCTTCCTGGTCATGAAGATGTTGATGAAGCAGAAGCAATGCAAGAAGAAATGGAATCCGCTTATGAGCGGCAAGGTCATGTTCTTGAAATGCAGGGCGATAAAACGATTGAAAAATTTCATCATCATGATCCTGCTAAAAAGTGGAAAACAAACACAGGCAATAAATCAAGGAGAGCATCATGAGTGAGTCAATTGGCTATTGTGAGTGTTGCGGGTTAATGGAGCATCATCGAATTGAAGGGCTATGCCCGAGCTGTATTAAAGGCGCAGTGAACTTTGATGAGATTAAGGATGATATTCCGCTAGGTGTTGAGGCTGCTGATGTATCAACGGTGAAAGGTTTTAATGGAGACAGTCATGGACGCTAGTGTTGAAACACATTCTGGTCGCATGGTGCATTTTCTATCTCCGCAAGTTGATCAGATTGCCTTTGCAGATATTGCCTGGGCGTTGTCTCGTGCCTCACGTTACAACGGACACACTCAGGGTGAACATCCATACTCTGTTGCACAACATTCGGTATGGGTTGCTTTTGTTACTCAGCATTATTTTGATGCTGACAAAGCAACAACCTTACAGGCTTTATTTCATGATGCGCATGAAGCGTACACCGGTGATATGGCAACACCACTAAAATCAATCCCTGGTGTTTTTGAAAACATTAAACCTATTGAACATCGCTTACAGTGTGCTATTCATGCAGCGCTTGATATTCCAGAACCCACCGGTGCTGATTTAATCACTATCAAACAAGCAGACCAGTTTGCGCTTGCAGTCGAGGCACATCATTTAATGTATTCAAATGGTAAAGGCTGGGCATGTAAAGAACATGTGCCTGAAGAGCTCTATGGTCTTTTCTGGCGAACATTGCCTGTGCAAGAAGCACATGAATTATTTTGGATGGCAAAAAATTATATCGATCGTGGTTTTAAACTGGAGGAACTATGGCGCTCCATTTAAGTTGCCCTGAGTGTGCTGCACAGTTCGACTTGAGCCAGGCATTAGAAGATGCCGATGCACGTCGATTAATGGATTTAATTAAGGACATTCAGCCCGTGGTTATTCGTCCTTACTTTCGCTACTTAAAATTATTCAAACCACAAAAACAAGGTTTGCGTTGGTCAAAAATGTTAACGCTAACAAAAGAACTGGCTCCGATGATTAAGGATGCCCAAATAAAACATAACCATACAGTGTATGCCGTGCCACCGACCGCGTGGGCAGATGCAATGAATGATCTGGTCGACAATCCACCGGCCACTTTAAAGCTGCCATTAAAAGGACACGGCTACTTATTAACAATTTTATCGGCCAATGCTGAAAAGGTTGCTGCAAAAGAAGAACGTAAAACAGAAGAAAGAAAGCAACGTCCACGTGAAGGCGTTGAACAACAGCCTAACCAAGTATCGAACGTGATCAAAAAAGCAAGACCGAAAATACCAGATGGTTATTTAAGAAAATCAATCTATGGAACTAAAAACAACCAAGAGGAATGAGTATGGATGTCCACGATCAAGAACGGCTTGAAATTAAATCTAAAGTTGATGCTCTATTAAAAAAACACATGGGGCCAGACGATTGTATTTTGATGAATGAAATATTTGTCGAAGTTACGGGTGGCCACATTATCCCTAACCGCCGTTTAGATCAGACGCGATTTATTAGAACAATAATTAAAGAGCTTCGTGAACAGGGTTGTCCTATTGGTATTAAAGGTGGGAAAAATGGCGGTTACTTCACAGCGCGTAATGACGAAGAGCTGAAAAAAACAATTGAAACATTTCACAGCCGTGCCATGAGCTCACTCAAACAAGAGGCGGCATTAAAACGCATTAGCTTTAACGAATTACTTGAACAATATGAATTAGAACTATCACAAGAGCAAACACAGGAGAAAATAGCATCATGAGCAACGTAGCAAAAAAAATCCCAGATGGGTACATGCAAGATCAACAAGGTAAGTTAGTGCCGGTTGAAATGGTTAAACCGATTGATATTGAGCGCAATGACATGGTTCTGCAGTTGGTAGACCAGGCAAAAACAAAAAGTGTCGAGCTGGCTGCATTTAAAGAAAATGCAATGAGTGCGATTGAGAAATTTGTCAATCTCTCTGGCCGTAAGTATCAAGTGAAGATGGGTGGCAACAAAGGCAACGTCACACTCATGAGTTATGACGGGCGTTTTAAAATTCAACGCGCCATTGGTGAGCACCTTGTTTTTGATGAACGCTTACAAGTCGCCAAAGAACTCATTGATAAATGTCTCAATGAATGGTCAGAAGGAAGCCGTCCTGAAATTAAAGTGTTGATTAACGATGCTTTTCAAGTTGATAAACAAGGCAAGGTCAGCACGGCACGTATCTTTGGATTACAACGGCTGGACATTAAAGATCGCAAATGGAAAAAAGCCATGAAAGCCATTAGTGATTCTGTTCAGGTGGCCGGTAGTAAGTCTTATGTTCGTATTTATGAACGTGTTGGTGATACCGATGAATACAAGCCTATTCCGTTGGATGTGGCTGCGTTATGAATATGCCCAACTTCGCGCATGCCATGAACATACTTGCCGACGATAATAACATGCTGCTTAAAAAACAAGATGAATGGCCTGACTTCATTAATTATGAATTACTTGAAAAACAGGCGGCATCTTTCACAAATGAAGAATTGAATAGTTTTGTGGCAGGAGAAATCAGCGAGATGAACGCTTTAGCAAAAACAAAAGATTGTGAAATGCTGCATATGTTTTTAAATGAGGCATTTGACGGTTCGTTGAGCGGGTACTTTTTCTACCCATGATGTTACCTAGTGTTCCATGTGAAACGTGCGATGGAGAAAATAATGAGCAATCCAAAAATTGAAATTGAATTTTGTGTTTTTAAGCTGGCAAGTTGGGCACCGCGTTTACCTAATCAACATTTCGATTGGGCATATCGGGTGACATCACAAACCGGCAATCAGGTGATTGGTGTATGCAATGGCAAAAAATCTATTGTTAAGCAAAAAGCAAAAGCCGTGGCGAATAAAATGAAGCTTCTGGCAGTGAATGGTCGTGACAAGTATAAGTTCAGTATTGCAAAAGCACATTAACAATGCACCGGACTGGGTGTGTTGGATTGCGCAAAATGCAGATGGCCAATGGCGAGGTTATGACAATATGCCGGTTGTAGAGTTAATACCATCAGGTGTACCAGGCGATCACAAAACGTATGAAGACTGGGGTTGCAATATTGAACATGGCGCAAATGAAATCACATCAATGCCGTTGTTTAAAGACAAGCCAAACCCTAATTGGAAAAAAACGTGTAGACGAGTACGGAGAAAATTAAAACGATGAGTATTGTCAGAAGAAATTTAATGGAACAAGAAGGATACAGTCCATATTGCGGCGCTATAGAGTGCAAGGTAATGCCGAGAACATCATTTGTTGGTGAGCAATTTAACTGTCCTTGTTGTGGTTGGAAGTCTTCCTTTGAAAAAGATTTCATCGAAAACTATAAAAATAAATGGAACCTATAAAAATGAACCCAGATTTAATAAATGGCTTGTTTGAATTGGTAGGCAGTTACTTCACCTGGATGAATGCGTGGACGTTATTCAAAGAAAAAGAAATCAAAGGTGTGTATTGGCCAACAACGGTTTTCTTCACTACATGGGGATTATGGAACTTATATTACTACCCAGCACTAGGTCAGAGCTTTAGTTTTTATGCCGGTATTTTTTTGGTGTTAGGCAATGTTGTGTGGGTTGGTTTACTTATGCATTACAAAAGGAGATTAGTAGTATGAATTCTGCTCAACGTACAAAAGCAATTAGTAAATTGATTAATACATCAGTCGACGACTGTCGTATTTCTTTGGGTAATTATTCAGATCCAACATTACTCTGTGATCTTTTAATTGAATGTCACGAATTTGGGCACAGCTCCAGAGAGCAGATTGTACGACGTCGCATTGCGCAATTAATCAAGAAAGAAAAAAGAAAAGTATAATGGCCAATAAATCACCTCGCGCTAAATGTTACACCTTGCTGGCTATTGGTAAAAAGCAGCTGGGCTGGGATGATGAATTCTATCGTGATGTGTTCCTGGTTAAGTTTGGTGCCACTAAAGTGAATGGTCGTGTTTCGGCAAGTACTCTAGAATTTAGCAAGTTACACGAAGCGGTTGAATCCATGAAGCGTTCTGGTTTTAAGCCTGTGAAAAAAAGCGTCACTTCTCGCATGAGCGACTGGCGTGTTCCTCGTATTAAAAAAATTACCGCTATGTGGTTTGCACTACATAAAGCAGAAGTGATCAACAATCCCAGTGAGGTGGCTATGCAACGTTGGTGTGCCAGCATTACTAAAAAAGCCAAACTCGAGTGGGCAACCGCAACCGATCTCAATAATTGTATAGAAGCATTAAAGTCCTGGGCGCATCGTGAGCATGTCAAACTTGAACGCTAATATAAACATTCAACATGAAGACCTTGAGTTGGTTGATCCGAAACTGTTGCCACCACAGATTCGGTTTTATATTAATGTGATTGGTTTGCCGGACACTTTAAAGTTGCTACAAAGAAAAGGTGGCACTTTTTTCCGCTTTCCTCTTTCTGCAAAAGGGACTCAGCTTGAAAAGATTGTTGGCTATGATGCTGCCAATAAATTATGTGAAGTCATTGGTGGTGAGATTAAAGAGCTACCTAAAGCCGACAAAATATTAATGCAATTACGTGACCTTGCAATAAACGAAGCCAGAAAAACAATGTCAGCATCACAGGCTGCATTAAAATTTAATCTCACTCGACGTCATATCATTAATGTAACAAATGAAGAATCTGACAATCCCAACGGCGATCTTTTTAGTTGACATGATTTACTAAACAGATCAAGATAATACTCATCCTCTCTTCTTAGTGGTGAAACGTTTCACTACTTTTTCAACCTTCTTTATCCCGTCATGCTTCAGGCATGAATAATGACATAACAAATTGGCCAAAGGCACTCAACTGGGTATTTGGTGCTGAAGGCGACTACAGCAATGATGCTGACGATGCTGGTGGCGCAACACGTTATGGTATATCGCTTCGCTACCTTAAAGGCAAAGGTACTATTGGTGATATAAATAACGATGGCGATATCGATGAACAGGATATTCGTGAATTAAATCGTTCTAGTGCTGCAACATTTTATCGCGCTGACTTTTGGGATAAATGTCGTTGTGGTCAAATGCCTTTCCCCCTTGCTGTCATTATATTTGACCAAGCTGTTAACACCGGTGTGCGCACGGCTGCTCGGATGTTACAAAAACATGTGGGTGCAAAAACTGATGGCGTAATTGGCCCTAATACCCTTTCTAAAGTTTTAATTAAATTTAATAGAAATCCGACTTGGTTTATTGCCTCTTATCTTGGTAAGCGTTCACGCTATTACCATGACATTTCTGTGAAGAACCCTACGCTTGAAAAATTTATTAACGGTTGGTTCAACCGACTCTTCGAGCTTCAACAATTTATTGTGGAGAACGCATAATGGCTTTAATTACAACAGCTTTAGCACTCGCTGAATTTGTGCCCACTATTGCAGGGTGGTTTGGTGGTGATGATGCAGAAGAAACAACACAGCAAGTCATTGATGTTGCTAAATCAGTAACTGGCATGGATAACGACTCTGATGCTATCGCCGCAATTAAAAAAGACCCAGCATTACAAATTCAATTTCAGCAAGCTATGAACCCCGTCATCATTGCACGGCTAGATGCTGAAACCAAACAGCAAGCAGAGATTAACGCAACTATGCGTGCCGAACTAAGTTCTAGCAGTTGGTTTAAAAGTGGTTGGCGTCCCGCGCTGGGTTGGTCAGTTGCTTTAAGTTTTGCTGCAATGTTGTTTTCAATAATCTTTATTCTTGTATATGGCGTAATAGAGAAGCCTACCGTGATAAAAGACTTTGTGATCGCTCTTGGTTCGTTGATGGGTTCCCTAACAATGTTATGGACAATGGCTTTTGCTGTTCTTGGTGTCAATGTTAATCGACGCAGTGATGACAAAGCGCTCGCTGCAGGTCACCCCCCTAAACCAAAACTATTAAGTTCACTAGCAAGTAAGTGGTTAGGTAAACAATAAAAATGGATGAAGCAGATAGCGCTCAAATTTATGAAGAGCAAGCAAGGGAGCGTGGGATACGCAATGCAACCCTGCAACATAATGAAGCGCCATTAATTATAAATGGCAAACGTGTGTGTATCGATTGTGAAGAAGAAATTAACCCAAAACGTGTTGAAGCGGTCAACGCCATTCGTTGTGAAGAATGCCAGCCCTTCTATGAAAAACGGAGCAATCGGTAATGGCTGATCAAGAAGAGATAATGCTTATGCTTGGTGAAATCAGGGGTGAGCTAAAAGGGATGAATAAAAAACTGGACTCGATAGATGGTCTTGATGAACGTCTGAGACAAAACGAAATAAAAGCATCCAAGAATGGTGCTGTTTCTGGTGGCGCTATGAGTGTTGGAATAGCGATTTTAGTTGAAGGTGTAAAGCATGCCTTCAAGTAATGGAGTTTAAAATTACATGGCTCACAAACCAGAAACACGTAATGCAGTCCGTGCCTCTTATGTTCATGAACACCTTCCCTTAGAAGCTGCTGCTGAAAAACATGATGTCAGTTACCCGACTGTACGTACATGGAAAAAACGCGCAAAAGAAAATGGCGATGACTGGGAAAAAGCACGTGCTGCCAATCGAATGGCAAACGGTGGTTTAGGTGATATTACCGTACAACTCCTTGAAGATTTTACGTTGTTATTTAGGACAACTGTTGAAGATATCACCACCGGCGAATATGACGGCTTAAAAAAAGCAGAAGCGCTATCACGACTCAGTGATGCCTACACTAAAACAATGAAAGCCGCTGCCGGTGGTGACCCTAAAATTGCCAAACTTTCAACGGCATTAGAAACACTGCAATTACTCGCCAACCACATCAAAGAAGAACACCCTGACGCTCTAGAGCGATTCAGTTTAATTCTTGAACCCTTTGGTGCAAAAGTGAATGAGGCATTTGGATGATTTGCATTATCGGCACATTGTCAATTTGCTGTTTGCTTTATGATATGTGGCAACTATGAAGGACATTAAAGAAAAACAGTTCTTAAATGAGCTTCAAGATTTAACCGTCAGTCTCCGTAAGGAGATTGAAGCATTTCAGATTGGGCTCGATTCTTCAAAGTCTGCTATTGCTGAACGTCGGCGTAAAGTTTTAACGGGTGACTTTTCTTTTTTTGCTTACACTTATTTTCCGCACCATGTTCGTGGTGAGCCTTCTGTTTTTCAGGCTCACTTTTGCAACCGTTTTTCAAAGCTTTTATTACAACAAGCGGGTTGCCGTGAATGGTGGGTAGCACCGCGTGGTGAAACCAAGTCCACACTCTTAACGAAGATTGGCCCATTGTTTATTGCTGTGTTGGGTTTGCTGCAAAAAGAAAGTATTCGTCGCGAAATAAACTGGCAAGGTGATGCGCCACCTTATCTTGATTATGTGACTTTTTTGGGTGCTGAAACAAAGTTACCAACTAAATTAATTGAAGTTGTTAAATCTGAACTCACTATGAATGCCATGTTGGAAATGGACTTTCCAGAAGTAACTGGGCGAAGTGTTAACTGGAAGATTGGAGAGTTCACAACGGCCAACGGCATCAAGATGGAATCCTTCGGTGCTGAACAAGCGGTGCGTGGTACCTTTCATGGTTCATCACGTCCAAAGGTTTTATTGGGTGATGATCTCATTACCGATAAAGAAGCCAAGTCACCAACCGAGCGTGAGAACCGTTGGAGCTGGTTAGAAAAAGCCATTGATTATCTTGGGCCACCCGATGGTTCAGTGAAGTACCTGGGCGTGGGTACCATATTAAATAAAGATGATCCTATCTCTCGCGCCAAGCAAGCCATTGGTCATATTGTTCATCACTTTAAAGCCATTATTAAACTACCCACCTTTATGGACTTATGGGAACAATGCGAAGAACTCATGCGCAACGATGACCCACGCTTTGAAGAAAAATATAACGACAAAGGTGAAGTGGCACCGCCTGAGTTAATGCCTTCGTATAAATATTATCTGAAGCATAAAAAGAAAATGGACAAAGGTGCTGTGACCTCATGGCCAGCCGTGCGTAGCCTTTACTGGTTAATGCATCAACGGGCTAAAAATAAACGTGCCTTTGGTACCGAGATGCAAGGTGAACCACTCACCGATGAAGACCTGGTATTTACTAATTATCAATTTTGGGTATCACGTTTATCAGACTGGATCATGTTTGGTGCCTGTGACCCCTCAATGGGAAAAGGTGAAACGTCCGACCCCAGCGCTATTTTAGTCGGTGGCTTTAATGTGCAAAAGAAAAAACTGCATGTGATTGAAGCGGATATTAAACGTCGAGTGCCATCTAAATTATCAGCCGATCTCATCAACATGCAGAGAGAGTATGGCTGTCAGGCAATTGGTTTTGAAAATAATAATGCTTATGAGCACATGCGTAAAACATTTATCGATGATGGTATTGCAAAACAAGTGGTACTTCCTCTTGCTGCTATTACCGCAACCGTTCCACCAGAGGTGCGCATTGATTCTTTAGAACCGTTTATTAATGACATTGACCCCAGTATTTTATTTCATTCCACCTTAACGCGCTTAATAGATGAAATGAATACCTGGCCAGAAAAACAATCACACCACCATTACGATGGTTTAGTCGCATTGCATATCCTTTGGTATGTAGCAGTAACACGTGCCGGTGGTCTCCCAAACATTGCAACGCGAAAACGTAAAGATAGCGTTAATACCAAACGTTACTGAGGTTTAACATGGATAAATCTGATATTAAAAAAGCATCAAGTAAAAGGGCATTAAGTCAGGAAATTGCTACTCGCCAGTCCGACCCTAACTTTTATGGCGCACTATCTTACCTACCTAACCCCGATGAAATTCTACGAAAACTTGGTCGTTCACAAGAAGTGTTTGCGTCCATTATTGCCGATGCCCATGTTATTGGCGAGATGCGATCAATTCGTTCTGGTTTAATTAAATATGAATATCGTTTACAAGCCGGTGGTGACTCACCTGCAGATATGCGTGCGTTGGAATTGTGCCAACAGATAATGAACAACAAACCAGCCAAAGGCATGCAGTGGATCGATACCTTCTGGAACATGGCGCAAGGTGTATTCCGTGGCCATCAAGTGCATGAAGTGGTTTGGAAGCGTGAAGGTCAGTTCCTGGTACCCGACAAAATTGTTGATCGCCCACAACGTCGATTCTTATTTTCACCCGACAATGAACTACGTTTAAAAACTAAACAACATCCTAATGGTGAAGAGTTAGGCAATTATAAATGGTTACTCACACGCCACATGCCGAGTTATGAAAACCCTTATGGGCAAGCATTACTTTCATCATGTTTCTGGCCTTACACTTTTAAGCATAATGGTTTTAAATATTTCGTTAAGTTCTGTGAGAAGTACGGTA